TCCCCATCAACATAAATTAAATCTTTATACAATTCAGGTAATACTTCAATTTGTTCTTCTAAAAACTTATTGTCAGTTTTCATTAAAGTATTGGTAGTAAAGCCACACCCATAACATACATAAATAGTATATTCAGGTCCTGTGATATGTTCATAACAAGCATCACTACCACAACGAGAACAAATTGTTAAATTATCCTTCGACATTTTCTACTTTTTTAAGTTTTGGTAATTCAATTTTCTTTAATTGAGGGAGTTTAAGTTGAACCTGTTGTGGGAACTCAGGAACATATTGAGTTAAATAGCCATCTAATTGCTCAACCATTTTCTCAAAGCTAAAATTAGATTTGCTTCTAAATGCTTGTCTATTAGCTTTTTCTTTATAGTCTTTATAATTAGAGAATACATCTCTTAAAGCTACAAAAGCTGCCCCATTATCAACTCCAAACCATTGAAATTCCTTCATCAACATATCTTGGACTACAGAACTATCGTCCAAGTTATGGAGTTCACCTGGGAGTAATGTTGTGAATTCTTCTGATAGGAAATCAGTATGCCCTGACCAATTTGTAGTAATAATAGGTTTTTTAGTTAAGCTAAATTCAAGGAGTGGCCTGCCATATCCTTCACCTTTAGTTAAATTAACCATTGCTTTAACTTTAGAATGATTATACAACTCATTTATTTCCTCATCGGTTAATTCACCATGAACTAAATAAACATTAGGTGTTGAACGAGCATCTACTGATTTACGAATCATATCGATTCGCTTAAGAAGTTCATCCCTATCCATATACGAAGCACCTACACAAGTAGTTTTAAGGATGAGGGCAGGTACATTCTTTTTGTTTTTAAATGCTTCAAAAAACAACTTAACCAATAATCCTACATTCTTTCTATCGTGGCCTAAATTACCTTGCATCCAATGCCCCACAAACAAATAAGCAAATTCTTCTTTAATTTGGGACAAATCAAAATTAGACTTTTTAGGACCATACTTCTCAGTATCAACTCCTTCAATCAATACTTCAACTGGTTTTTGTAAGTTATACTTACCTACCACTTGATTGGTTCTTTGGTCCCTTTGTTCAAACTCAATTTTCCTAAACACTTCAGCACTATGAGTTGAAGACGTCAAAACTAAATTCATTCTATTACACCCCTCAATCCAAGACGGATGGCAACCAGTTGTTTCAATACCAGCAGTTAAACCAATATTAAATTTACCAACAGGCTGGAATTCATTAGGCACTGTGATTTGGCACCAAATCTCAGGTTGTTTAGGGATTTGATTACCCATAGGCAACAAGTGGGGCCTTAAGAAGTGCCACTCAGAATGATCCTCAATAAATCCCCAAGGTGTATTACCCCACCTTTGGGGCAATATTTTAACATCGTATTTATCTAACTTAATAAGTGCTTTTACAAAATCACGAGCTCTAGCTCCATAACCGCTGTACGTATCAATAGGACAGCTTACAATAAACATTGGTTTCATTAATATACTAAATTATGAGGTACAACTTTTTTATCAACAGGTTCACACTTAATGATGTGATAATTTTTTCTTGGAGTCCAAGTATTTAACAACTCGTTTATATTCTCAACAACCCTTTCAGCTTGTTTTACAGAAGTAAACCCTGCTTCATTTCCAATAGCCCATTCTCTACCCAACAATCCTCTAGCCTTTCTATCATCAGGATTTAAACTATAAATTTCAAAAATTCTCTCAGCAGCATCACTTGGCTCACATCTATCATCAAAAATATAAGGAGTAGGAACCGAACCTACAATTGAAATACTTGTTGGGAATACTGGGAATGCCCACGGACCACACTTCTTATATCTACCTCTATGATTTGAAGGGAACTGATCGTCAAAATCAATCCACAACCCTCTCTCATCCTCAAACCTCATTTGGTCTTGCATTCCACCTGTAACGTTAGCTATAATTGGATTTCCAACCAACAATGCCTCGGTTAAACTCAATCCCCATCCTTCATTCGACGTTAACAAAATTTGGCAATCAGTACTATTATACAACAAATTCATTCCATGAGGATCAAGCCTCTGGTCGGAAAATACAATGTTATACCTTTCATCATCACCACACAACATCTCAATAACAGCAGGTAAATCAGTTCCATTTTCATCTACAGGTTGAGTATGTAAAACCAAAGCACACTTTTTAGCCTGCTCCAAACTCAACTTATCTACAAACATCTTATAAGCCCAAATAGTATCTGGTACTTGTTTACGTCTAATATTCCTAGAATTAAACAAAACAGCAAACTCTATTTCCTTATCCTTATATAAGTTCTTTTTAAACTCAACCAACTTCTCATCATCCTTTTCTAATGGTCTAAAAATTTCATGATTTAAGCCATGAGGCACATACTTAATCAACTTATCCTTAGCTTTATTCCCCAGTACCAACTTATTGATATTTACAGTTTGTTTTGAAATACCCATCAATAAATCACACGATTCATAAAATGCTCTGTTATACATTGGAGCTGGGTAGTCATCCCAAATATTTAGGTAAATAAGTGGAATTTTCTTTCTAAATTCGTTTTCAATTTGGAACAACCATACCCAATATCTTGGGTCTGTAATAATAAAAATAGCGTCGGGTTTTTCAATTTCAATCAATTGTCTAACCATATCGGGACTGCCATACCCATTGCTTGGGTACAATGTGATAGAAGCATCGTCTACACCTGCTAAATTGCCGGTATCTTGGCTTAAATCAAATCTTTTACCCGCATCGGGGTGGTTAATAGCAGCTCCAACATTTACCCAATTAAGGCAATGGGCGGTATGAATTACAATTTCTTTTGCGACAGTGCCAATACCCGAATGTGTCCTAATGTCATCGCACATTAGGAGAATTTTTTTACGTTGTTCTTTTGGAATATAACCTTGTTTCATATATCTAAATTATTGTGATTGTGAACTTTTCTTCTAAACTCTTCATCGGTAAGGTATAAATGAATACACCTATCGGCAAGTTTTTGTAGTGAAAACTTGTGTCTCACACAAGCTACTTTGAATTCCTCAAATAGCTCGGGTTGTATCTTAACACTTGTTAAAACTTTATCTGACATGACTATATATTTTTTTTAATATTTGTGTATATAAATATATAGGGGATGGGGTAAAGTCAATTTTTGTTGCAAAGCTCTTTTTTGTCATTAAAGGGACACCACTTACACATGCTAGATACTACCTTATTGTGTTCTTTTACTAATGGTTTTCCCTTAGAATCAAAACATTCATTAATAAAGTTATCTAATATTTTTTGAGCTTTACTTAATTTATTGCGTCCTGCAGCAGGTTTATATTGTTGTATGCGAACAATATTATAATCGGTATTTTCCCATATTTTACGGCGTAAAATGAAAAATTCCACGTCGATATTTTCAAGAGGTACGTTATATAATTCACTAAAGAATTTTTTATAAAATACAACTTGCATCTGCTTAGTTTCGTCTTTTTTCTCTTTATCACCCCATCCCTTAGTAGAAGTTTTTATGTCATAAATGTGAAATTTATTATTTTTTTCATCATATAAAGCTAAGTCAATATAGCCTTTATACATAATATTATTACCCAAATTAAGTAAAATAGGTAATTCAACTCCTAATAAATGCCATCCACTTTTTTTAAAGTATAGATTGCGTTTCTTTTTTAGAAAATCCAAAATAGCAACTCCATCATCAAAAAATTCCCTTAATTCTTCAGGAGATGAATAGTGGGTTTCCTTATTTTTTTTATATTCCTCTTGATAGAGGTTTATAAATTTACTTTGAAAAAGTTCCTCTAAATTAATATTATCTGCTTTAGTAGCAGATTCCTCATACATAATGGTAAGCCATTCCTGAATGGTTTCGTGCATAGCAGTACCAAATGTAAAATGAATAGAAGGAGACTCATCATAATGCCCATCTCTATACTGGAGTGCCCATTTGTGAGGGCAACTTTGATACATAGAGAATTGGGAATATGAAATTACCTTATGGTAAGCATAATTTACCTCAGGTAATTGTGTATTTTTAATTTCCGTCAGTATCCTTGGCTTGGTTTTTTTCGCCATAAATTTTTTCTAGTTTTTCTAAATATAAAATGGCATCCATCAACTCTTCTTTCATGTGCTTAACAAAATCTTGAAACGATAGATCTTCTCTATCTAAGTCGGTACCATACTTTTTTTTACCAAATTCAGCTCGAGTGGTAAATTGGTTTATAATTGATTTTACTATACTATCCATTATTTAAACATACTAATAACTTCTTTGTCTTGGAAGCCTGCTTTGTAAAGAATATCTTCTAATTCACTATTTTCTAAAACTATCACCATATCTACAGCTTCACGAGTTGAACAACTATAGATGTTAGCTAAAGCTTCAATTAATTCCTTTTTAGGTTGTTTCATAGTTGATTTAATGTATTTAAGCCAAACATTTTGTTTAGGTAATAATCCACAATATACTCTGTAATACTTTTCTTTATCAGTATAAGGGATGGTTTGAACATAATTAACTAATTCAATGAATGGTTGATGCATTGAAATAAAACGATTCACCATATATGGATTAAAGGACTCCTTCTCCTTATCAGAGAAAGAGTCCCAATCACGTTTATTACCAGTTAGTTCTTTTAACCAATCAAATAGTGTCATATTCGTCTCTAAGATCTGGTGGGAGTGTGTCTTTAAGAATTTTACCAGTTTCTCCATCATAAAATACTGGGATGGGGAGGATTCCATCTTCAGAACCTTGGGTAATAAAACGTGATACCCGTCGCAAAACAAATCCTTGTTTCCAAATGTCAGCACCATTTTCAGTTGATACTGCTGTGGTTTTTTTAAGGTCAATTTGGGGTTGCATCCCCATCTCCGGTGTTGATTTCTTCATATTCTATGTCTTTAATTTCGTTACAAAAATAATAAATGTTGTCCTTTTTTAATGTGGTGTCACAATACCAATACTCTTTTAGAATATTGGGATCTAATTTTTCAAATTCTCTTATCGTACGATACAAAAGAAATTTTCGATCTCCAAATTCTACTATATCTCTCATAAAACTTTTTTACCTGTTATGGTTAACAATTTAGCAATACAAGCTACTACATTGATTTCTTTATCAATTCTAAAATTAGAATGATACAAATACTCTTCAATAATGATTACAGCTTCAGCATCTCGAATAGTATACTCATCTACTCGCTCATACAATGCCTTATATAGGGCCTCAAAATCTTCTACATTAGAGTCAGCTATAACTTGTCGAATTTGTTTAAATGACTTATTATTAGGTAATAGTTCAATAATTTGATCGATATAATTACTTGATACTAAAGTTTGAGGGTCAACATTTAATTCACCCTTTTTAGAGGACATCTGACAAACATTAAGCATCTTACGAACATCAGGGTAGTATTTTTTTACAATAGTAACTACACTATCTGTGTCGTAATTTACTTCTTCAGTAGTTAGGATTTTACAAAGGTGTCGAGCAATATCGGCTTTGTTAGGAGGAACAATTTTAAGTACTTGACAACGAGATTGAAGTGGGTCAATAATACGTTCAATATAATTACAAGTAAGAATAAATCGAGTACTTTTAGAAAATGTTTCAATAACATTTCTAAGTGAAGCTTGAGCTTGAATAGTCAAAAAATCAGCCTCATCCAAAATAACTACCTTAAGTGGTTTAAAAGACATTGTACTGGCAAACCCTGATACTTTGTCTCTAATAGTTTCAATACCTCTTTCATCTGAAGCATTGATGTAGAGGAAATCACAATCAATATTTTTAACTAATAGTTTAGCAAGTGTAGTTTTACCTCCACCAGCTGAACCATAAAAAATTAAATTTTGAATATCATTTTGGGAAATATATTGAGCCATAGTTTCTTTAATATGCTCATTCCCAATATAATTTTCAAGTACGTCTGGGCGGTATTTTTCAGTCCAAAGTGTATTATTGATAGCCATCTCCGTAAAAGTCAAATGTTTTAATTGGTTCGGGTTCTTTTTCTATTTCTACTCTATCCACAGCATATAATGCTCCTCCAATAGGGTCAAGGTAAAATGCCTTATTAAACTTAGTTTTTTGAAAATATGCTTCCAATGTTTCAGTAAGGGAAGGAATTATAACATTAGGCTCATCTACGAGAGCCCACCTATCAGAAGGTGGGACTCTCTTAGCGATGAGTTGCTTTTGTTCTATGGTTTCAAAGGTTGCCATAGTCTAAATTTAATACATAGGAGGCATTCCTCCAAATGACTCTTCATTCTTATCTTTTGGCTTTTCTACCAAGGTGCATTCAGTTAGCAAAATGGTTCCAGCAATTGATACAGCATTTTCAAGAGCACATCTTGTTACTTTAGTGGGGTCAATAATACCAGCTTCAAAGAAATCAATATATTCTCCAGTTTTAATATTATAACCGGTATTTCTATCTTCTTGACTTAGAATAATGTGTTTAATAGAATGCACATCATCTCTTAACCCAGCGTTAGCAAGGATTTGTTCAAATGGTTTTTGAAGAACTGAATGCATAATTTTGCAACCTAATTCCTCATCATAATTTTTAGTTTCACAGGTTGTATCATATGCTGAGTGGAGTAGTGCTAGTCCACCTCCAGATACAATGCCTTCTTCAATAGCGGCTTTAGTAGCTTGGAGAGCATCATCAACTCGATCTTTTTTCTCCTTCATTTCAGTTTCAGTATTTCCACCAACGTGAATTACAGCTACACCACCAACCAATTTAGCTAAGCGTTCTTGAAGTTTTTCAGTTTCAAATGGTGAAGTTGAGTTTTCAATTTGTGATTGAAGTTCAGTACACAATTGTTGAAGATCTTGGGAATCACCTGCTCCATCTACAATAGTAGTAGATTCTTTAGTAATAGTAGCTGTGCGACATTCACCCAACCAATTCAAATCAAACTTATCCAACTTCATACCTTTGTTTTTATCAACAACCTGACCGCCAGTCAAAGTAGCCATATCATTCATAAGCAAAGTACGACGATCACCAAAATCAGGAGCTTTAACAGCACATACATTTAAAATACCTCTCATTTTATTAACAATAAGGGTAGCGAGTGCTTCACCATCAATATCTTCAGCAATAATCAAAAGTGATTTACTTTGAGAAGACATATTTTCTAGCAATGGAAGCAATTCTTTGATTTGAGTTAGTCTACCATCATAAAATAGAATAGATGGATTTCTAAGAGTACTACTCATATCATCATTATTGGTCACAAAATAAGGTGACTTATAACCACGATCAAATTGAAGACCTTCCACTGTCTCAAGGTAAGTTTCACCAGTGCGAGATTCTTCAATAGTCACAATACCATCACGCCCTACTTTATTAATAGCAGTAGCAATCAATTCACCTACTTCTTCATCATTATTGGCTGAGATTGTGGCTACTTGACGCAATTGATCTTCATTTGTAATGTCTTGAGACATTTCACGAAGGGTTTCAACGTGAGCTTTAGCACATTTATCAAGACCTCGTTTAATGTCTACAATATTATGTCCTTTATCACTATAACGAGAAGCGGCATCTACAATTTCTCGTGCTAAAAGAGTTGAAGTAGTTGTACCATCACCAGCTTGTTCAGCTGTTTTAATAGCGGCTTGTTTAAGCATTTGAGCCCCCATGTTTTGTGCTGGGTTTTCAAGTTCAACGGCTTTAGCTACAGTCACTCCATCCTTGGTGCTTTGAGGAACACCATGTTCATTTTGAATAACAACATTTCGACCATTAGGTCCCAAAGTAGTTACAACTGCGTCTGCTAGTTGTTTAATTCCTTCAGCCAGATTTTTTCTAGCTTCATCTCCGTAATTTATAATTTTTGCCATAATCTTTATTTTTTAAAAAGGTGATTCATCTTCATAACCTACACCTTGGTCTATAAACCTATCAGCTTCAACAGCTAAAATTTCATTTTCTCTACAAACGAGATAATCAACCCCTTTATATTGGATTTTAGAAGGACCCATTTGGGGGAGATAAACGATATCACCTGGTTGTACTCGGGTACAAATAAAAGTACCATCACTATTATAATAACCAGGTCCTACAACATATACTTCACCTTTAATGGAATTTTCTTTACCCATATCAGGGACAATAATACTACCATAGGTAGATTCTTCGGATTCGATAGGTTTTACAATAACCGAATTGTACAGAGCTTGTAATCTTGGGGTCATTTAATTTTTAGATTTTCAAATTTAACATAGATTTCATTTAATTCATCAACATAACTTCTTAATTCTTCTCTGTTTTTTTCTTTAACCATATCATTAGCCATAGCAGACAAAGCTCGAGCCATAGTAGGGTAATGCCCTACTACACTCGTGTATTCTTGCTTTTTTTCTTCTGATATTCGTCTTTTATAGACAGAGTAATTGTAATCGTCTACTTGGATAAAATGATCTCCAAATAGAGGGTCGTTTATAACTTTCATTATTTAAATATAATAAAACAATTTTAATAAGCCAAACTTCTTAACTTATTTCATTTTAAATTTTTTGGTAAATTAATCTCCCTGGAATTCACCAGGTTTTTTATCAGAATAGTATTTAGCTATACCTTGTCCTATTCTTGTTTCTCGGTCAAGCTGTTCTGGGCTATAGACAAGTCGTGCTGAAGGGAATGCGGATGGTGGGTTAATCTCTACTTGCTTAAATCCACTTTTTTTCACTTGGTTTCGCCATTGTTCTAAAGCTAAGGAATCACCAATATCATAATAAGATCCTGCTCCTAAAGGGAGTTGAACCTTATCTCTATAATAAGGTTCTCCAGTTTGAGGACGGATAAAATGGACATTTTGATATTTGTTAGGAAATAAATCTTTCAACATATCAAAAGTAACATCTTCAATATTTACTACCCTTTTTTCTTTGCTGCTTTCATCCTCACTAAGGATAAATTCACGCCATTTTCTTAAATTAAAATCTCCCATTTTATTTTTATTATAAATATTAATAATCTGCTTTCCTTACGATAAAGTAAGTAGTTTTTGTTTTTTCTTCTTCAAATTCAAATTCCAATTTAAGTAGCCCTTCTTGAGTAAATTTTACTAATGTAGATGATGCTCCTTTGTTATTATGAAATATTTCTCTTAACAGATTTGAATTAAAAGGGATTTTATGACCCTCAATTAGTGAATGTTGAGCTTCAATTGAGAAGGTAATTCGGTTAGAAAATTCCATTTTTTCACCAAATGTAAATTCTAGAATAGGATTACCATGAATACTTTCAGTTGCCTTAAGAGATACTAACTCATTATTAGGTATAGCAGAAGCAGCTTTAGTAAACGCAAGAACATCATTAGATTCCATTTTGGCAACAACATCATAACTACTAGGCTCATTAACAGAATTAGGGGGCAAAATCATCAAAGGATCTGCTAATGAATATTCAACTACAAAATTAACATCTTGAATAGTTAATTTAGTAAACATTTTATTTATCTTAGTAGGAGCTATTAGTAGTTGGCCTGAAGTAACTCCTAGTAGTCGATTTAGTTGGGAAGTATTAAATATAGCTAATTCACAATCTTCGATTGGGAAATCAGCACATTCTAAGGTTCCAATCATATCCTTAGTAGGAGATGTAAAATTTATATTAAGGTGATTATTTACCACCTTCCATTTAACAGATTCAATAAGTCCCCCAAGATAATATCTTGAAATAAGGGATTGAAAGTTATTTTTATCTATCATTAGAAATTAAAAAATTTAGTTTTGTATGGGTTTAAATTCAATGTCCAACCTAAGTCGTTATAAAATCCTTCTAGTTTTGATTGTAAAATGGTTTCAAACGATTTTTTTCTATCAGCATAATCATCTATAAATTTACGAACTTTTTCAGGAATATCAAAATCCAAAAAAGCAAGCGTTTCCATTTTATAAGGATTGTCTTTTAAATAAACCCATTTAATTTTATCACCTTGAACAATATAGCTATGTTGTTTATCTAATTGCCAGAATCTAATTAAGTCATTATAACGAACAGCAGCTTTAACATTAACAGGAGCACCCTTAATTAATTCTGTTAATATTTCACCTTGTTTAGGTTTTCGAGCTACATAATCATTTAATGTTTTAACTGATGTGGGATTGCCAAGCAATGCTATATCAGTATCAAGTGACATCATTTGTTCTTGAAACTTAAAAATTTGCTTATCAATTTCATTTTGTTTAACTCCTTTTAGAACTTGTTTAAGAACACTATCAAAAAATTCCCCAAATACAGGAGGAAAATTAGCTTTTTTAAATTCTAATCCTTTAATATCAAGTGATTCCTTAGCTATACCTTCTTGTTTAGTAATCCATTGAGCATATCTTCGAGTAGCTCTAAAGTAGGCTGAACGAATAACACACTCAGTTTTCATTTCAAATCGATGAGTGGGGACATTAAAACATTCTTTAGCTAGAGTATCATAATATTTAGTTATGATATCCTGGTATTTGAGAGCTACTTGTTCAAGTAAATCATCCTTTTCCTCATCTGATTTTTCTTCAAAATCTGGGTATAAGTGTTTAAGTAAAGGCTCAGCAGACACGTATACTGAATCAGTATCACAATATGCTACATAATTTGTGTGTTCCTCATCACAAATCCACCAAGGTGTATCCTCTAGATGCTTCATAGAATTTTAGCTCCTTTAATTTGATTTTCTATTATAGGTAAAGGCTGGGTATTAGTGTAGTGGAAGCTTCCTCCTTTGGCTAAAGGGATGATGTGGTCGATTTCCCAGTATTCTCCTTTTCCATAATTATCCCAGCTCATATTTTCATCAAATTGATTTTCTAAATATACCACCCATTCATTAATAGAACAACCTAAAAGTTCAATTTTATCCTCCCCTTCTCGTTTTTGAAGGAGGCGATTAAGCATATTTCTTAAAGTAAGGGTAAGTCTATATTCTATATTAGTATGATATTTGTTTTTTAAGTATTTTCTCCTTTGGACTTTGTTAGATTCCTTTTCGTATGGGTTATTTTCAGTGTTATAGGTTGTAGTACA